TTAGTAACGGTGGAATAAGAGTGCCAACTGTTTTTTCCGTATTATATTTTTCTTTAGATAGCTGAGCTAATGATTTAATATAGTCAAATTTAAACCCAAATACAGATAAAAAGTCTTTTAGGTCTTTGTTGTCTGTGCTAGAACCAGCAGAGTATGGTGACACGAGCTTCATCACATCTGGCAAATAGTCGTACAAACGGGTCTGTGTTCCATAGTTATAAACAGATAAACCAGTTGTTCTTCCAGCTAACACCCAGGAAAGTTGAGTAGTTTCAAAAACAAAAACGGAATAGTAAAATACCTTAGGTTCGTTTGGTCTATTTACATCTAAGTAAAACTGTGGGTCGTTACCTCTAGTAGTTTCAAATATAGTTTGACCATCATTAATGTTAATTGGGTACCCGTATTTGTTTTTTACAATACGAAGTTTAGCCCAGGCTCCAGTAGGGGTAATCCAGGTAAGATTTACCTGACCATATCCCACAGATTGACCAAAAAAGTCTTCAGCAGTAAAGCTAATTGGGGAGTCAGGACCGTAATAGCTTAAAGGAAAACTTTTAGCGCTATAGTAATCAAGACCGTAACGTGCCATTAGATAACAATACCTCCAGAGGCCGCAATGGTTAGACTAGATAGTTGAGGTAGCTCACTCTTAGCGCACTCTATGTCATTAACTTCGTATACAGTTACCGAACCAACAGCTGCGGTAGAGCTAACATTTGTAGCAACACACTCAAAAGAAAATGTGTTGTTAGTCTTAGCAGTGACTCTAAAGATTCCATTAAACGTGCTATCAACGCCCGTCACGTTAACAACCTGACCTACAGTAATATTATGGTTTACGGAAGTCGTAAGGGTTGCCACACTATTATTAAGTGCTTTATTATTAATAGTAAATGTTTGGTCATTTGCAGTTCTTACAAGCTTTTGTAGGTTAGCTCGGCTTACGCCTTCTACAGAGTCAATAGTCTTTAATACATCTGTATAACCAATGTAGTCATTAAACACAACGTTATCAAAAGCAAATAGCTCTCGTACCGCATCTTCAACAGCAACTTTAACTTGGTCTTGTCTATATGTTGGAAGAACAATAATACTTCCTACAACTGTACAATTTACGTATGACGGCGGTTGCAGCGTAACAGTAGTTCCAGCAGGAATTTTATCTACTAAATACTCTTCAATCTCTGTTTTTAAATTATTAAAGACTAGGGAAGAAGTAACACCGTCGCTTTGTAGACCGCTGTCACCGTATGGGGCAAAATAAACAGTAACGCTGCTGTACACGTCGGCTGTTGATACGGCCTTAGCAACACCAGCTACCTGAATTACAAGAGAAGCATAATCTGAAAGAGAAACTGCACGGTTTAATGCTCTAATAGATTTAGGAGCATTAACTCTAATAGAGTCAGTTGCTTCTTCGTCAGCTCCTCCAACAGCGGCTCCAGATACTAAACCAACATCTTGGTTGTTAACTGATAATCCTGCTACCGCATTTGTTTTAATAAACTTAATTGTGTTAACTGGAATATTTCCAGAAAGACCGCCGCCAACTCTGTAAGTAGCAGTCATTTGCACTCCGTTTAACGGGATGCGTCCACTAATGCTGTCTCCAAATTTTATAAAAGTTGTTTTTTCAGAGTTTGTATAAGTAGAAAACACTGGGTCATAACCGCTGTAGTCAACCAAGTATGGGACTTCGGTATAGATAACACCGTTAACATTTATAGTTATACTTCCATTAATTACTGGGCTTTCTGACAACTCAAACTCTTGATTTGCTGTTCCGTCAGATGTTCCAATAACCTCATCGTATACAGTTTCACCTTGTGTAGCGGTTACTGTAGCAGAACCATTAGTACCTAAAGTTTTAGCTGGGACTTGAACAGCAGAGTCTGTTTCAAAAATTACTTGTGTTACAACGCCGTTGTTAGTTACGTTAGCAGCAACTTTTGTTTTAGCTGGAACAGTGATGATGCTAGCTGTCGAATTTTGAAAAGTAAGCAATGCTGCAGAAGGAGTAGTTTTTGTTGGTGTATATCCCAACAGTTGAGCAATTTGCAGCACGCTTTCTCTTTGACTAGCAGTATCAATAAACGACTCATTTACTGTTCGGTCTATATAAAAATGTAGACCATCAGCTACATAGGAGAACAACTCTAAGATAGCCATGCCAAAGTCAGACGGGTCTCTGTTTGTCCATTGCGGAGCAAAGAAAGGAATTAACTCAGTTAAGTCTTCCCTAAGAGCTGCGTAGTCCCTAGAGGTATAGTCAACCTGCGGGATATAGTTTTGTTCTGACATTATCTAACCTCCAGTACCTGTTCTGCGGCCCTGCTTAGGATAGCAGTATTGATAGTTACACTCTCTGCTATACCGCCGCCGCCGTATGTATAAAACACTTCAAAGCTATCAACCTGGTTGTTCTCGTACCTGTATTTAATGTTTGTAAGCTTTAGCGGAGATAGCCATACTGAGAATGCCTTGCTTACAGCCTCGTTAATAACAGATTTAGCGGTATCAGCGTTTTCAAACACCGCACCTTTTGCACCGCTTCCGTAGTTAGGGCGCATCACCCTTTCTCCAAAGTAGGTCATGACCGCAATAGTTACTCGGTCTTGCCATATTTTTTTAGGGTCTGTGCTAACGGTCAATGAGCCGTTAGAGTTAAATGAAAAGGGCAAAGATATTGCTGCTGGTGTTTCCATTAAAGTTCTACTCCCATCCATACTGGAAAGTTAGGGTCCCCACCAATAAACATAACCCATACTTTTTGACCAATCTTTGGCACCAATCTGTGTGGGGTGTGGTGTGGTTGGTCCGTGGTTATCTCTTGGTCATCGTTGTGCTTATTGTCTTCATCAGGGTCGGTCTCGTGTGGGTGGTCTAAAAAGTATGTAGTGTCTGGGCTCTTACCAGTGTGGTTGTTGGTGTGAGCAAGGTTAATAGTAATAGAGTGACTGTGAGAACCGCCACCAGTAACACCAGGAACGCTATTACTTGTAGTTCCAATAGTTTCAGAATGATTAGCGTGAGCCTGTAACAAAGCTGCAACTTCAGATGCTAAATGTTTCTTATGGTCTGGGTGGTTGCTATTAGAGGTTACAGGAAGGCAGGGTCTAGCCCATTCGGTAATGTCTTCACCAAGCACCTGCGGCACCTGTAACTTAATACGGTTTTCTTTATCTGGGTCATCTACGTCTGAGCAAATGCCTTCATATAGACCGTAAAACTTTTCGTTATAGTTTTTCATCTGGCCCTCGCTGCTGCTTTTTGTACCCTAGCCGCTATGACGGGTGAACGTTTCTTTTCTGGGTTAGTTGATTTAGATTTAGATAGGTTTTTAGAACCCGTCTTCCAAACAGCAGTGCTGTTTTTGGCACTGACTATTTTAGGCCTATTTTGTATTTTTCCAAAACTGCCTTTAGTTTGAGGTCCAATTTTTATACCTGTTCTAACTAGTTTTGTTTTTGGTCTTTGTCTAGTCTGTTTTTTACCAGGAACAATTACTCTTTTTACGGTTGCCTCTGGAGCTTCAATTGTCTCTCCGTCATCCCAACGAACTGCTCCACCAAGAGAGTCAGTTCCAACAGTTAGTGTAGTTGTATAGGTATACACCCTTGTTTGAGTTTCTTCGTAATGATGTTCTGTACCAAGCACGGTCCAAAAACCAGAATAGTCTTTACCAAGGTTCCCTAGGTACACTGGCATTCCTGGTCTTAAACGTGTTTGTCCAATAACCTTAACCGTGGCTCTGTACGGAAATGCGTTTCTTAATTCCGCTGCTTCAGCTTCGTAATCCATAATCTCAAGGCTAGGAGCAACGGCATCAGTGTTGTATCTATCAAAAAACTCATCTTGAGTTCTGCGTCTGGTTACCTTGCGTCTTTTTTGTCTAGTGGTTTTTAATGCGGACTTAGTAGTCTTGTCTACACCACCTATAGCAACTGCAGCTTTAACGTCGCCATCGTAATTTATAGAGTCTCCAATAATTGGAGTAAAACTATAAATACCACCAAACCCGTGACCGACAGGTTTTTGAAAGAACTTAGGAGCCTGAGCTCGGTACGTCTTATAATCCTCTAATAGTGGTTGAAAATAAATTTCTGTATTTTCTGAGCGAAGCCCCCACCCAACTTGTTTTGCAAGTTTTACAAGCATTTGCCAATCCGTTAGTCCTGGGTGAGCTATTTGTTGGAATATGCGTGGATGAGGTTCTGCAATAGCAACAAGTCCATGTTTTTTTGCTATCTCTTCTACAACCATATTTGCTGTTACATTTTTGTATGACAACTGACTTGACTGTTTTAAAGGAAATGAGCCGCCAATGCAGTGGACAGTAACAAAATCTTTTCCTGGAGTTTTATCTGCTTCAACGTGGTGAACGTATCCATAAAAGTCTCTGCTATCTTTTGCTGACCTTAGCACAATCTCAACTGGTGTACCAGGTTTAACATTATCAAAAGAGTATGCCCAATCTTTAAAAGTCATAGAAATCATTTCATGTTCGTAAAACTTTTGATGTAGGGTTAATGAATAAACGTATGTTGGATTTACAGACGCATTAGGAAATTTAATAGATATAAAATTAGACACTAGGTATCCTTAATATTGTTCCATTAGGAATATTTTCATGGTCGTCAATTTGTGGGTTGTATTCAGCAATTATCCACCACATTTCAGGACGGCTGTAATAACGATATGCAAGTTGGTCTAGACGTTCACCAGATAAATATCTGTGGTTTTGATACGAGGTAAGGCCTAAGTCGTCAAACTCATAGAACACGGTAGGGTTTTCTGATTCACCTGCAATTACTGAGAAAAAATCAATAGTTGAATACTCATATCGAGAGCCTGCAAATATAGACACGTCTACTCCTATACCATTGCCGAACCAGCGAAACAATCAAAGGCAATTGATACGTTGCTTCTAATTGGCACCATGCCTTCAGTAAACGCTGTGTGATTTATTGATAAAGAACTAATCCAACCCACGTAAGATAGTGCGCTTTGGTTAGTAGGGTCTAAAGGGTCTCCGCCAAATTCAAAAGCAAGAAGAGAAGGTTGTAGGTATCCAATATCTGCTGTCTTTTTACCTAATAAGTTTGTCCAACCACCAGGTTGGTTTTCTGTACTAACCCCATCGCCATTAATAGCTTTTAAAAGATATTCAATATCGTGCATTGTTCCTATACGAGAGAGCTCTTCTATTTGTTCCTCAATTGTTGGGGTATTACCAGCTAATGGGTGTTTCCCACTACTATAGAAAGATGTAAACTCTTTCAAATTTCCAGACTGACCGCGTATACATGCCATGTCATTTGTTCTGTCTAGGACAACAGTAAAAGAAATACTCTCTTGACCAGGAAACGCTCCAGACACAGAGGTGTAAACGTCAGCTGCAGTTGGAGTTACATCCATATTTCTGTTAACACTAAGGGAAATTGACTCTGGGTTCCAAAGAAATTGGAATCCATAGTTATACATATCCTTGCTATAGGTTATAGTACTCTTGTCTCCTTTGAATTTTCCTTCTTTAAGTCTTTCTTCTGCTTTTATTTTTTCGCTACTAACTTTTCCAGTGTCGTAGTCATAGGTAGATATGATTCCAGCATTATCAAAATACCAAAGTCTTCCTCTTCTAAGCCCGTGTTGCACAACATTTTCAGCCACGCTGTTAGATATTCCAGGAACTACTACTTGAGGTCTTGTAGGTAAGCTCCAACTATGAGGTGGTAAATTAAATTTAAATCCGTTAGGTGTTGGTATTACGGGAGTTGCTTGAGTTCCAGATGCGCTGTCTCCACCTTTACCGCCTTTTTTACTTCCTTGACCAAGGGGTCTATTACCTGTTCCAGTTCCGCTCTTTTTCTTTTTATTTGTCAAATACCAAGCAGCGCTACCAGCTAATGCAGATAGACCAGTTCCTACTGGACCAGCGGTAGGCCCAGCTGCTTTTGCAAATCCTAGTACACGAGTTACTAAAGCTGGTGCTACTACGGCTGTAGCTGTTTTTCCAGTCTTTGCTGCTTTAGCGCTAACACTAACTGTCTTAACAGTTGGGTTCTTAACGGTCTTATTAACAACAGACTTTACTGTTCCACCAGCTTTAGTTTTAGTAGAAACGTTAACTGCAATTTTTGCAGCGCTTACTGCACGAGAACGAGTAAGTACAGCGGCGCCTACCCTAATAGCGCCTAAAGCTAACGGAACAGCTAGTGGAATTGGCATTATGACCCCATCGCTTGTTTAAATAAATCTTTGTCTGACAAAATCTTTTTAAGAGCTTCAGCAATGCCTATAGCACCGCTGCCTCCGTCTACTTTAATTGAAACTCCACCCATACTGTAGTTATTAGTTGTTTGAGCTCCTTGAGCTGCAGCTTGTTGCTGCATCTTTTTTGAACTATCCCAAAAATTTTCTACGAGCTTAGCTAAAGAAGAGTTTGAAGTTGAGCCAGATAGTAGGCCCCCATCTTTTGGTTCCATGCCAGAAAAACCAGAAAAATCGGACGCACTTTGGTTTTTACTAAACTTATATGGGTTCTGACCAGTCTTACCTGTTACCCAAGCTGAGTTATTAATTGCAGCAAGAATCTCTTCTTTATTAGCTCCACCTTGCAAAGCTTTAACAATATCTGAGTAACCTCGTGCTCCAGCTTTAGCCCCAGTAAGAGTTTCAATAGTTGCATGTAGTCCATCATCCCAACTATCGTAAATTTTTACCCCAACACTATTCATAGATTTGTTAGAGTACTTATCATATGTAGTGTTAAGAGGGTTGTACTTAGCGGAGTTTTGGAAGTGTCCGCCTTCAAAGTTCTGCCATATCTTCAAAGCTTCAATAGCATCTTTAGTCATGGGCGCATTTAAATGTAACAACATAGCTTTAGCAAAGTCTTCATTAGAAGACTTATCGTTTAAATCTATGTGTCCCTTTTTTCCTTTTACAGCGCCACCAGCGTGTCGGAATGGGTAGTTCTTTAATTCGTCGTTAGGGATAATTACGCCATCTGTTTTAGGCATAAATAGTTCGGGTCCGCGCTCACCAACAATGTACGGACGCTGTTCTTCTACAGGACCTCCGTCAGCTTTAAATAATCCAGTAATAGCAGACGCAACAGGGTTTGGAATTAGTGATGCAAAGAAACCACCTAGTCCACCCTTACCACCTCCGCCAAGAGTTTCAAAGAATCCCTTAGTTCCACCTAGAACGCTAATTAAACCTGTAAATTTTTCAACCTCAGTAAAGAAACCACTAATGTATGAAAGTATTTGGTCAGCTCTACCCTTAGCATCAGCCATAGCTGGAGCAGTTTGAGAGATAAACTCTGCTGCTTGTGCTGTTCTTTGGCTCTGCATTTTGGCAGCAAAGGTTGTAAACCCTAGTTGCTCCATCTTCTTTGCAGCTCTTGGGTCAGACATACTCATGCCGCCGCTTTGAGCTTTAAACAAAAGACCGTCTTCTACCTGAGCTCTTAGGTATGGGTCATTTCCAAATAGGTTATCAAGCATGGTTGCAAGAGCATTACCTGGTTGTAAAGATATTTGTACGTCTCGTAGCGTGCTGCCACTACCGCCGTTCTTACGCTTTTCTCTTTCAAGCTTCATCCACAACTCATCAATAATTTGAGGTAGTGGTTTCATGTTGCCTTGGTCATCACGAATACGAATACCAACTGCCCTTAACATGTTTACAGAACGTCCACGTTGTACAGCGCCTTGCGCTTGCATAGCACCTTCAACTCCAATACCAGGAGTTAAGTTAGACATCTGTGCAGCGCCCATGGCAAGCTGTGCAGCGTTTGCTGAAGAGCCTCCATATAACCCACTCTGTCGCATTACTTGCAAAGAACGAGCAGGGTCAAACTCATCTTTTACTGTGCCTGACTTGGCCATCCTATTTAATAAATCTCTAGTGTCGTTGTAAGAACTAGCACCACTACCGCTGATTGGTTGTCCTACACCGTTATATGTTCCGCCTGCTCTTCCATAGGCTCCGCCAAGAACGAGTCCACCACGTGCAGTGTATAACTGCATTCTGAATGCCTCATCAACTGAAGGCATGGCAATCCCACCAGCGGTAACCGCTGCGGCTGCAATTGTTCCAGCAGTATTAGCTGGCTGTTGAAATACTGTGTTGCCTCTAGGCTGGTTACCCGCAGGTTGTGCGGTGCCACCACCGCCGCCACCCCCACCACCAGATGGTGGAGTAGGTCCTCCAGGAGTTGTATTGTTACCAGTATTAGAGAAACTAGGTTGTGCCATGACGGTATTAGAACTACCGCCGCCACCCATACCAGAGAAAACATTTTTAGCGCGAGAACCTAAACGAGCAAGCATCTGCTCAGCAGATGAAAGAGTAGGCAAAATTCTGCTCTGAAGCGTACTTGCCATTTGCAGCAAGTTATTATTTGCGCCTCGAGCAGAAGACTCAAACCGTTGCATGTTACTTGCAGCAGCGCCGCTATGGGAGCCGCCTAAGTTTAGGCCTTGCTTAGAATCCATTTACTATCTTGTCCTTTTCGACCGCTCTAACCAGTTCATGCGCTCTCTAGGTGAGAGCCCACGAATTTCTGTAAGTGTCCAACCAACAAAAGTTCTAGTAAGAATCTCGTATTGGTCTAGTAGGCTTTCGTAATCTGCTTCACTAAAGGCGAAACAAATCTAGCAAGCTAAGCGGTAGAAGTACGTTTTCACCGCATGCCTGACAAGCCTTCTTCACCTCCCCTAGGCGTGGGCCTGGGTTACGTTTGATAATCTCATCAACGATTTTTGTTCTATCCGCCATACCTAGTGATAGGGCAGTAGAAGCTCCAGAA